CTAATTTTTGTGTAATCATTATTGAACTCACAATCATTCAAAGTATCTATCCGTTGTTTGATGCAGCGGATGAATAGGTCGCGGCGATTGTCGGGAATTTTTGCAAGGGTAAAAATTTGTCCGATTTCTAATTTTTCAACTAAATCCCATGCTTTTACTAAATCTTTGTCTAAAATTAACTCCATTTTTTATCATTTTTATGGTTAAACCTTACTACTTTTCGCAAAAGGTAGTAGGGTTGAAATTTTAAAAAGTGCCTTTAAACCTATGTAAAGGCAAAAGGTAGTAGGGTAGTAGGTAGTAAGGTGTAGTTTTATACTTACAAATAATTACATACACTATACACATTATCTGTTTCATATATTATATAGAATATAGTTACTACCTTACTACCCTACTACTTTTCAGCCTTTACGCATATTTTAACCACGATAGTAGGGTTGACGCGAAAAAAATCAACCTTACTACCTTACTACCTTAAAAAACATCATCCTGGTAGCTATTATTTACTGTTTGATTGGTATTTACTGTGGCCACTTCCCAAACATAAACCGGAATATTATTTATTTTTTTCATTCTCCTTTGGAAACCTAAAGATTTCATCCTTAGTCCAATCATTACTGGAGACAAAGTTACCTGAGATCTAACCTTTATGTAACTCAGTATCTCAGTTGATGAAAAGAACTCACTATTTTGTGGACTTGTTGGTAGTTCAAACCACTTTAAAATCATGTCTTCTTCTTGCGATACCGCTTTAAATTCTCCGGTACTATCATTGAGCAGCTTGATTTCATCGCTTGTTAAATTGTGGTTATATCCAGAATTATACAAATGATACATTTCCATAAATAGGGCAGTCTTATCAATAGAATTGTAAAGCGCATGATCAATACTGAGAACTCGTACTGGCAGAATCCTTCTATTACCGGTAGGATCGCTTAATAATCCTTCTATGTTAGTTGTACCGCAAAGCATAGCTAATCGGTTTAAATCAACGGAAACAACTCCGTATGGCTCTCTGATTGAAAATGTCTGGCTTGATGTTAATCGGTTTAGCATCTTGGCCTCAGCTTTAGATTTTCCGCCCATTTCATCATCCATAATGATTAGTTTCTTTGTCATTAAAATGTCGCTATCCTTTCCCTGATCTAACTTATCCTCTGCATAATAGGCTTTCAACTGATCTGGCAGTAAACGCCTAAACCATTCTGTCTTACCGGTGTTTTGACCGCCGACTAATACAAGCACCAAAGGAGAGTGTTTTCCGTTTATGGAAGCCATTAAAGAAGTTAGCCATTTTTTTATAAATAGATCATGATTATCAGTATCGGTTTGGATTGATTTTATCAATTTGTCAATACTTCCGGATCCTTTAATTTTCATGTTCTTTAATAGGAAATCATGAAACGGATTGTAATCGGTTGTAAACTCTGAGAATATCACGCTTTTTACAAGTTCCTTTGTAGCCTTTGGAATAAAGGTTTTGCAGTTAAGAAATACAGAATTTATGTCAATGTCATTCAGCGGAACTGAATTAATCTCAATATTTCGGGAAATCGTATTCCGTTTCATATTGTAATTTTTACCGATAAAATTCTTTAGCTGGTTTACAATATTATTTTCATCAATCGCCTGGACTTCAATATTTTCTTTTTTAGCAAGGTTGTAAATAAAATCAATCGGAACTGTTGGATCTTTTTTTGTTCTTAGCAAATGACTATATTTTTCATCCGCTTTTCTCTGGTTATACTCTGGGTTTAATTGACTTAAAGAGTGAAAATAATCTCGGCCATTTTCGCCAAACTTACCAGCGAGTGCAAATCCAATATTTACCCAGTCGCCATAATCATTAGTAACATCAATCTTTTTAGAAACAATATTCTTAATTATATCGGAAAATTCTGAATCAACAAAAACATAGCTTTTGCTTTTATGGTTAGTTTTTGGATAAGCCTTTACAGATACAATTTGCGCTTCTTTGTTAATGTATAAATCCGGATCGTAGCTTACAAATCTGGCCCGACTTATATCCTTGCATTTTTCATCAACCTCAATGATATTGTACTTTTCGTATAGGTACTTGCTGAGATAGTTAAAACTTTCTAAATGCAGTTTTGGATTAATCTTGGCAATGGCACAAAGTCCAGCACCACCGCAGGAAACAAAAACTGCGTAAAAATTATTGTCACAACAAATCTGTTCTCTGACATGATTTAAATCTTTAAGTCCATCAATATCAATGGCAATATAACCAGAGTGTTGTGTCAATGAATCTGCATTTCGTTCTTTAAATAATCCAGAAATAGTGACATAAGGAAGTGATTTTTTATTAATATCGGTTTTGTTATTGCGATAATTTAAAACCTGATCCTGCCAAAATCCTTCTTTGACCTTCTCTAAAAAGTCGGAAAATGTAAGGCTCATTCCTTTTTTAGTATGGCTTACATTGTTAAAATAAGAAATATTTGGATCTGTCATACTGTTTTAATATGAGAGTCAATAGCTTGTTTTAATTTTGGCTTGATCCCTGGGGCCTGAGATAACCAAATTAAATACCTAACCTCCTCATCACTTGTCATTGATGATAATTCTCGGTCTTTGTATTTCCCGAAATAAAGAGTAATTGGTTTGCCTTGTGGTAAATGCTTTATATAATTTCCGCATCCATTACAATAAGCCGAAATATGCGGCCCGGCTTGGCGTTCAATAAAATCATTTACTAATCCGCATTTTTGACATATTATGTCCATAAAAATAAAAAGCCTGATAATATAAGGGTTATTATTCAGGCATCTAAATATAAAAATCAACTATCAAAGTCCCTTAACTCTTTAATAGTTCGTTTAATTCTAATTGCAATTTACTAATTTTTTATGTACTCCTCAAACTTTCTTTTCGCTTCCTCAAAGCCTTCGGCAAAGCAAACCGACCAACCTAAACCCCTGAGAAACTCATGCATCTCCGCTTGTTCTTGCACATGCTTTTGGCTTGATAAACTGCCATCCTTTAGAAAGGTCCCGGAATCTATACGCTTCATCTCAATCATTAAACCGCAATAATCGCCGCATCTATGATAAATCTGAATATCGGGCCACGCTCTCCAGGGATCAATAATCAGTTTAATGTTTTGCATCTGTGGCGATAACTTCCCGGCTGACTGAATATCTGAACGGAAACGAACATCGGGATATTGCAGCTTTAGCCATTTACAAAACGCTAACTGCGCCACCCATTCATGCTGAATCTTTGGTTTGTAGGCTTTGTGGGATTTGTATTGGCTTAGAGGATTGGTGTGGTCTGGTTTCTTCATTAAAAAAGTTGTGTTTGCTTAATATTTGACTGCTCTATTACTCCTAAAGCAGTTTGTAATATTGTTTTTCCAGCTTCATAATCTACAAGGTTTCGTGCCATTTTAGACCTTCTTTGTTCGCCTTTGTATTTAAAAAAATCATAGTCGTGAAAATCGCAAAGTTTTTTAATAGCTTCATAATCGTCTTTATTTATTAGACCGCTTATATTATCTCTTTTACTCAATACATTTGGCAGTCTAAAGTTTGTCTAGTACAAATGCCTTCCTCTTTTTTTAGCTGTTATCAATGGTTCATAATATGGTATCACATTTTCAACACAATATTTTCCATCAAAAAAATTATCTAAAAAAAGTATTTCTTCATATAATTTCATATCTGAATAATATGGCTTTGTATTTTCTCGGTTCTTTTGGGAAAACTTTACTCTCGAATGGCTGGGACAAGGTGGCGAACTCCAAATAAAATCAAACTCTTTATAATGGTCTAATAAATATTGATGTGCATCAGCAATAATTACATTATCATTTGGAAATCTCTCTTTATAAAGTCTTGCTGCTTCGGTGTCAAGTTCTATTGCTGTAACTTCAATGTTTGCTACTTCATCCCACTTGTAACGATTACCACCAAGACAAGCATATAGGTTTAGTATTTTCATTTTCTTTTATCCTGAATCTTCCATTCTTTTTGCATTAATTTTACTTTTTCTTCAATCTCCGCCCTTTGCTCTGGGTATTTTTTCCAAAAGAACCTTTCCCTTGCTAATCTGTAATTCCGCAAGAAGTCAGGTTCTTTGTACGGCTTCGGCTTTGCTTTGTAGGTTTGAATTTTAGGATGTTCAATTGCATCGCCCTGGCCGTTGGTTTTAATTATTTTTTTCATAGTAAGACAAAATCGCCTCGCAAATATCCTCAATTTTGTACTTCATCAATGATCTCTTTCTAAAAAAGTCCATTAATATGCATTGGTGTAGATGGTTAAACATTGGATTGTAAGGTTAATATTATCGGGTTATCTATTTTTTTATAAAACCAGTATTTTGACATCCAATCAGCAACAGTTGCCATTGGTAGGTTAAGCAATCTTCCAGCTTCGGTCGGAGGTATATTATTGCCGATGCAATACTCTAAGGCTAAACCTATGGCTTTTTTTTCATGCCTATTTCCGTATCGTTTACCCCTGCCAGAGATGTTCAATGGCAGGGGGGATTGGTTAGAAAGGGAAATGTTCATCATCCTTTGGTTTTGGTGTTTGTGCAGCTTGAGGTTTTACCCCATCAGGAAGTTTTGCATTTCCGAAATACACCTTTTCATCATTTGCATCCTTTTTGGAGTTTAGCTGAAATGATAGGATATTGCCGTATTGATCTGGTTCATCATTCATCCAGACTGCGATGTTCGCGTACACTTTTCCGTTTTTTTCGGACTTATTAAATGCGGAGTGACCTGCTTTAAAAGCATCTCCAAGATCGCTCAAACATATTGAGCCTTGCATTGGTTTTCCCATTAGATTGAATTTAGTATAAGGTTTAAATATTGCGTTGCTTTGTTAATTTTATCTTGCGCTTGTTCAATGTCTTGCATGACATTTGCACGTTCTAAACGAATACGTTTAAATTGATACTTGCCAGGATATTCGGGATGGTAAGATACGAAATCGAACCACTCGCGCCCAGTAATAATCATGTACCCAATGATTTGCCAGTAACATTCTTTATAATCGGCTTTCAGATCAGTTGTAAGCGAGTGTACCAAATGCGCAGTAATTGTATAGGGGCATTTGATTTCAATGCCGCCATCATTATCTATCAAGCCATCTGGCGAACCTCCAAAGTTCTCACCATGCGGAATGTAACCCGATTGAGTTACCTTGGTTTGAAAAACCTCCTCATAAATACCAATAGCGATTGGTTCATGCATTACGCCCCATTCTGTATACTTACTTGAAAAATCATCTTTGGCTGGTTTGCCAGTTAATTTCTCAGCGATGCACTCCATCACATAAGTGATTGCACCGTCAGATAGCTTTCCAGCTTCCTTATCGGCTTTAGCTTTTGGCTCAGTCATTAGTCTGTGCAGTTGACTACATGAGAACCGCCCCATCCTGGACTTAAGCCATTCTGGGGTGCGCTGGTTTTCGTTTTGTTGTCTGGTGATAATCATGATTGTGAGGCTTTAATGTCATCCATTGGTACATCCTTAGAGTACATTCCATTAAACTCAACATCGCTTCCGCCATCGGTAAATAATTTACCAAGTTTTGAAGCTGCATTTTTTAAGGCCAGACTTTCGGCAGCCGGTGCATTTTTCTGAATTGCATCTTGAATAATGTTTTCTATTTCTAAAGGTTTAGATCCTTTGGCTAATTGAATAGGCCATGCACCAACGCCATCCAAATTGCGCTGCCTTCCGGTAATCGGATTGAATATGGAAAGTGTCCCATAAACTAAAACCGAGTTTGCCATAATCGAAACGGATTTAATACTCCAGTCATAATCTTGGAAGATTGTAACCAAGTTGTTTTTCACGCGCTCAATCGGTTGGTACTTTAATCCTTTGTGTTCGCGCATCCAGGATGATGGAGGGTTTGAATTTAGCAAGGTGTTTAAACTATCCATTTTTACGGATAGTCCCAAATCTTTGACTATTGCAGGGAGGTTTGGTTTTTTGTTTTCTGTACTCATAAAAATAAAAATGCCTTATACCGGGTTTGGGCTGGAAGACCCGCCCCCGAAATAAGGCTGTTAAAATGTTTTTAATACCGCTTCCAGTCGGTTTATCTAAATTAAAAAATTATTATGTTACCTGCAAATAAAACTTTACAAAAGTATCCATCACGAAAAGCATCGCCAGTAAAATCATGAGAAACATGATCGCCCAGAACGTCCGATTTTTCTTTGGATCCTCGTCTTCGTGAAAGTGCATCATGTTAAAATCTCCTTAGTTGAAATTTTACGAATGATCTTAGTCCACATTCGCATTTTTATAATTTCGTTCTGAATATAAAAATGCCATTGATTAAATTGGTCTGAGTGTATCTCCCTGGTCTTGTGAACCGGCATCCCATCCTTCCAAGTGATACGCTCACCACTTGGTAGGGTTGTTGTTTTGATTAATAATGTTTTCATTTTTCGTTAAATAAGTTTACAATTTCGGTAATTCCTGAATTTTTTAGATTCAGGTACAATGCCAAAGATCCGACAGTTCCGTAACGTAAGTCTAAAATAGACATTTCTTTTTTAAGTTCCTCAATAATTGCCGGAATAGCATTTGGATAAAACTCGGCTTGATCTTGTAATAAAGCCTTGTATTGAGGCTTTAATCGGTCAAATAAATTACTCATTTTCTTCATCCCTCCTTCTGTCATAATCATCGTGCTTGTGGCATTTACATTTTTCGATTCGTGCATTGCAGTATTCACAATGCTCTGCTGATGTCTCTGTCCTATCGTACAAGTCATCATAATACGCGTCTAAATTCATTTTACTTTCTTACTTAAATAGTCACATAATCCAGCTAATCCAATTAGGAGAGCCACCATAATGATAAAAAAGATGAAAATTTCCATCTTAGTAAATTCTAAACCTTTTAACATCATTATCACAAAGGTTAGCTAAGTAGACTTTAGCGAATGCTTTAGCTTCCTTTAAATTGTTAAACTGGACTGTCTTAACGATTAAGTCGTTGTAATCATTGTCCATAAATGCGATTGTGTACTTTTTCATTGTATGCAAGTTTTTAATCCGGAACATCCCGGTACTGCCAAATCCCCATGCCTCGAAAAGCTATGGGGTGACAGATTCCGCAGACTTGCGGAACTGGGGAATGTTATCTTATAGACATTAATTTACGACCACACGCTCTGTTGTATTCGCTCAAGTTGTCATACACAACACCATCAAGAACTAAATTTCCATCCGATGGATTTGCTTCCCATTCTGCACGTCTTGCAAAACCTTTCATTATGCGCTTCATGTTTTTTGCTTTCTTAGCTTCTGATTTTAATAAAATAGCCTCGATTTGGGCAACTGGTAATTTACAACCTCTTAATATAGCTGCGTTTACTTCTTTGTTTAATTCTTGAGTAGTCATTGTTTGCAAGTTTTGTGCAACCCTCCATTGAATTGCATATTCAAATATACAACTAATTTTGATATAAAAAAATTATTTTGATATTTTTTTTACTTTTTTTTAATCTCGATAAAATTTATATATTTGTGTCGGAGAAATAGTAATCTCCCTAAATGGCATCCAGTCCGTTAATCTGGGGAACTTGCTTGACGGCTCGGAAAGACGAGCAAATTAATTAACCAAAAACAAACCATGACAGAAAAACTAAAATCAATACCGGTATACTTGACCGATGAAAAGCGAGCAGCTTTAAAAACTATTAGCAAAAGTAAACGCATTGCCCAAACGCGACTGATTGAGCAAGAGATTGACAAGTTATTAAAAAGAGAGGGGTTTAAGTTATGAAAAAATTTATATTAGTTACAATAGGTTTTGCCCTATTAACCCAAATAACACACGCATCAGAGGTTTTTTATATGATTAGCAAGAAAACGGAATTAGATTACATAATTAGCTGGATCTTTGCATTTTCTTTAGAATGTTCTATCTTAATATTCACCTTAATCGGCAAAAGAAATACCGCAGTTTTCTTTGCGCTAATTTCATGGACGATTAATCTACTGTATTATTGGTTTGATTTTGGATTCACCCAACAGTTTGTAGCTATGAATGTAATATCATTAATCATTCCCATAACTATATTATTTTACTCAGAAACCATTGATACTGATAAACGTAAAAAGATATTCAAAAAGAAATAACTAATGGAACAACTCCTTCAACAACTCGCAGAACTCAACGACAAGTATCTGGATCTGAAAGCAGAGAATGAAACTCTTAAAAAGGAAGTGTATCAACTGAAAATCGCATTGGTACTTGAAAGGCAAAAGAATAAACAATTAATCAATAAAGAAAAATGATCCTCACCGCCTTCATATTCATCACCCTGACAATCTACATAACCCTATCCGCTTTGGTTTGGGTGTGTAGGTTGGTTTGGAGGTTAATTAAATCACCATGGAATTAAAAACAGCAATAGAAATACTTGAATATCACCAGGAATGGAGAAAAGGTAAAAGAAGTGACATGATTCACGAATCAAAAAAGCTGACAGAGGCATTAGATATGGTGCTATGCGAGGTTAAAAAAAATTCTGTTAGTGGTTGGGCGTCTGTAACGGATGCCCTTATTGATGGTGATGGTCAAGTCTTGCACGAAGGGGATAGAGTATTTACTCACTCATTTACTGATAATGGATGGGGCAGGCATTACGGCACACTTCATAGAAATACAGAATTTCCAGAAGTGTCAGATTGGTGCATTCATTATGATGACAGAGAACAATTCGCAGTGTTAGATTTTGCTGATGTCTTTAAGGCATAGCCGCTAACTCCCCGCTAACCGAAACTTTGTTTCGTATTATATCTTATGAAAAACACTTATTGTTTGTGAAAAACACTTTTAAAATCATGCTGATTTATCCAACGGTTATAGCCATCAGAGCAGTCAATTAGCTTGTGATCTCCATAGCCGTTTGGTATTTCTTCCACATCAAAGATTTCTCCTTCAAGGCCATCATACCAACTGTTTTTTCTGCCTACCTTGATTTGTACACTAATTCCCGAAGTTTTTTTTTAATCGCTTCTAATTCAGATTCCTTAATTTTTTTTAATTCCATCAATTCAGAAATTGTATAATCTTTATAGTCGTTGGTCGGTTTTATAAGCCTTTGCATAAATCTTTATAAAATCCGTATTTTTATTTTCGTCTGTTATTCTGGCAGGATCTAATTCTAACCAATAACCCCCTAAAGGTTTTGGAGGTGCGCCACGTTCTATATGCCACCCTTCATTACCATCATTGTATTCATCTTTATAGGTTGATGTTTGAATGTGCAAAACCTCTTTAAGATTTGTTTTAAAATTGTTTGATAGCGTTTCAACCTGAATAGTCATGTCCCATAAGTCGTGAATATGTTGCATCCAGATGCAGTCTGCCCCATCAATCATAGCATCAAATCTCTGATGTGAGATAGTCCCTTTGGTCACGATACCTCCGCCACCCGAACCATGGAAGTATTTCATTTTATAGCTCTTTATTCTATGGTTATCATTGTATTTAAATACTATCCAACCACCATACCCTCCTGTATGAATATTAGATCCGGTTTTAAAATTCAACTCGGTTACTAACCTGAGTAATGGATCATGCTCGTTTCTTTTAATGAAGTTAGTTTCATGATTGCCATAACCCACAACTGCTATATGATGAGCATAAGGAGTAAGAAAATTTACAATATCTTCAACAATCAAGTCAACATATTGACCTGAATTATACTCTGGCCGAATATCTTTTTTTGTTGACCGAGGATCCCATTTGCCGCCCATTAAACAAAGAAGATCGCCTCCTAACAAAATAATCGCATTTCGATCTAAAGCTTGATCTAAATGCGATTTTAAAAGTTTTCGGTTGCAATGTTTATTGTCGAAGTGAGCGTCGCTAATTAATAGTACATCTCTTTTACCAGATAGGTTAATAAGATGAACATTTCTCTGTATTCTCCTTACATCTTGATTCATTTTTTTTTAAATCAAATATGATTTCGGTTTTGAACCGCAGTTTTTGAAACCACGCCACAAACTAACCCAATAATTAATAGCTTTTCACCTATTGCATAAAATTGAGATAGTTCTGGGATAGCCATTAATCCTGCTCCAATCGCGCCAAGAGTAATTCCAAAATAAATTAGTTTTTTAAAATAAGAAGGAGTTTCTAAAACAAGCCTTCTTAATGTTTCCTTTGTGAAATTCATGTTTTATAGTTTAATTGTTACCAACGTGCTTCAGTTCCCCGGCAATCATAATGCACAAAGCTGGGATAAACACCCACGCCGCCCTGCATCATTTTACCTTCTTTGATTAAATCCTTAATAATTTCAGCTAACTCATTTGGCGTGTACTTTGAAGTAACCAAATCTGCCGCCTTTGCCAACTTATGCTGGCTTTTCGGACTGCCACCGATAGAGGCATTATAAGCCTCTGTACGATACGCAGAATTTAAAGTAATAGGAATACCGATAAAGTCCCGAAGTGCTTGTAGCTGGGTTGCTAACAGCTTCACATTTGATTCTAATGCTTCGGGTACTTTACTTCCATCCTTGCATTTAAACTCGCGGATATGAAAGTTTTTTGATAATTGTCCTGCGTTCACTTTTTCTTTACTTCAAAAGATACCTGCTTAAGATATTTTCAACAATCCCAATGATGAAGTCAATAATCTTGCGTTCCAATTTTGGGAAAACCACCTTTAAAACCCATCCCAAAACGCCTGGAACTGCTTTCTTAATTTCAGGCATGAGGTTTACCTTGACCTCGTTTTCAATAAATTCAATTTGTTCTGCTTTCATGTTATTTTATTGGTTGCTTTAATATAATACCTTATGGCAAAAACACCGCTTACAATAGCCACCAGGGAGGCTATTAAAGTCACTATCGGTTGCACATTTGCAATACTTAGCATTGCGCCTGATACGGAAACTACGGTCGCTAAATCAGCGTTATTATTTGTCATCTTTAATCTGAGGTTTTAATTGTTTGTCTAATTCTGCAGCTACTGCTTTCACTTGAATGTGTGAAGCCGTTGACTGCTCAATAACTGCCAATACTGCATTCCATTCAATCGAAGTTAATTCTACTGTTAACTTTTTCGGCTCGGGTTGTTTTTCTTCTTTCATAGGGTTGCTTTTATGTCAAATATTGTTAATTATTGCCTTGTGTTTATGTATTTTTTAAAATGTCTATTTCTGCTTTAAGTTCCTGAATAGCCTTCACAAGCAAAGGTATTAACTCGGTATAAGAAAGCCTTAATCTTTGATCTTCATCATCATCCTCTGTAACTGCATAAGGGTATGTCATCTGAACATCTTGAGCAATTAAAAACGCTCTTTCAACTGTTTCAAGATCTGTATTATACCTTCCGATGACTGTTCTATAATCTTTTAAAGTTGTTAAAGCATCCTGAATCGGTCTGATTATTGTTTTCTCACGAATATCAGACAATGAACTCCATGAAGTCCCACCATTTGCAAGTTCAACCCCATTAGTTTGAGCAACAACCCTAATTTTAGAGGATGCCGGAGTGGATTGAATTTGAAAATAATTATTTGTGTTATCCCAAAATATAACCGATTTGCCAGAATTGTTGTTATACCAATCTATTTGCGTGAATCGCTCCCCTGCATTGTCTAATATTAATTGATTTCCGTTGGCTGCATCTATTCTTGCAGCATCATTTATTGTAACGGATTTACTAAAAGTTGATTCCCCAGTAGCTGAAATCGTTAATCTTGGAGTTCCTCCTAATATTGTGCCAGTTGCAAATATTGAGCTTCCTATTGATTCGTGATATAAGTCATCGTTTGCCGAATAAACAACCGCTTTGCCGACGCCTCCCTTACTCATGTATATTCCACCACCTGAAACTCCGTCTGTATTTACAAAGTTGTAATTAGTCAAGGTAAAGGGAGTTGATATTCCAA